CGCTCGCGTACACGCTCCTCGGCTTCGGCACCTGTTGTCGTATGGCGGAATAGAAACCGAAAACAGAGGAGCGCGATAGCGCGACGACGAAAACGCGCGGCCCGATAGGGCTGCGCCACGCCGCAAAACCAATGCCGCCGTCAGGCGGCTCGGCACTGAAAAATTTCCACGGTAAACCCCAGCAGGCATTTGCTGGGGTTTATGTATGGCAGCGGTGCCACTGCCACAATACACGAAATCCATGCCAGCGACCAAATGGCGCAAGCGAATCGGAGTAGCCGTCGCTGGTGAGGTTGAGTTCTTTGGAATGATAAGGCGGCTGCACTGTCCCGGCTGGTGCGTGGCTTCCGTCGCGGTAACAACGCGAACAACACGAACCTGTCCCCGTTGACGATGAACGCTAACAACGCGCCCTCGAACGCGAACACGAACATCGGCTTCGGCACATGAAGCGCAAAACAAATGAATATAAGCCCTCGCGGTCTTGACCTGAGACCAAAGAGGCAGGTGCGGAGCCTGGCTGACGTAGAGAGCCGAACAAGTATGGAAAAGGTGCTAATACCACCAGCCGACCGTGCAAATGAATAGCAAAGGTAAGGGTAGGCTGTCGCATAGTCAAACGCGACATCGGCGCACAACAGGTCGAAGAAAATTGAAAAATTGAAGTTATGGCAGTATCGACATGGCACAACATCACGACGGGCATGAGGGAGGCTACGCACAAGTCCTACATGCGGAAGTCGGGCCACCAGCGCAGACGGCGTGAGGTGGCTGAAGCATGGTGTGACTTTCAGAACTTCTGCCAGACTGCTGAGGATGACCTGCGCGAAGGTCGTTACCATGTGGGGAAGTATCGCCATTTCAAACTTCAGGACAGGAAAAAGAAACGTGACATCAGCGTACTTCCGTTCCGTGACCGTTGTGTGCAGAATGATGTGAAGGAGGCCATCGAGCCGCTGATATTACGATTCATGACGGACGATATGATGGGCGGTCTGCCCGGTCGCGGTGTGGTGGCGAGTGATCAACGTCACTGCGTAGTGGAACAGATGCGACAGGCAATGAATGACCGTTCACTAAAGTATTACTTGCAGGGTGACATCTCGAAGTTCTACGACAATGTAGATAAGGTCATCAGTATGCGACTCATTGAGCAAAAGGTGAAAGACAAGCGCACATTGGCCATCATCCGTGAGCACTTGATGAACCAGAAGAAACTCGCCATCGGTGATCCGTTCAGTCATCTGATTGCCAACATGAATATGGCTATTGTGATACGGAAGGCCAAGGAAAAGTATGGCAAGCGTATTAGGCTCATCAACTTTGCAGATGATTTTATTGCATTCGCCAAGGATAAAAAGACGCTGGAGGCACTGCGGCGCGATATGCGGATATGGGCGAGAGATATGCGGTTACACTACAAGCCGATGTACGTGCGTCCCGTCACAAAAGAACCGATAACATTCTGCGGCTACCGATTCGGACGTGGATATGTAAAGCTGACACAAAGAACCAAAAAGCGATACATCAAGAGTCGCCACAGCGAGCGGAGCATGGGCAGTTACAACGGACTGCTTCAGGTGGCCGACACCAAGCACTTGAGAGAGTTAATTGAGATAAAAGATAACAGAACTATGAACAGCGAGCAGAAAATCCGTCGGCCATTCGCAGGCCGACCAATGAAGATTGAGACGATGGAGGGTATCAAGCACACCATCGTCGATATGGCCGTGAAAGCCTCACGGCAGAAAGACACCGACAGCTATATGCACATCCAGGCGATTGCCGATGGTTTGGGGTTGGTGGTGTATTCTACAGGTAGCGCAAAGATTTGCGAGTACCTGAAGACCAAAAGCAAGCACGACCTGCCGTTGCGCAACATGGTGATTGTGCATGACTGGAGTGGATTCTATTATGAAGGCACCGTCTATACCGATGCCGAGGAAGAGGAAATGATTCGTAAACAATTTAATATCCCCAAATAATTACGATTATGTACGAAGAAAGATTCAGCGAACCGCACAAGCAAGGCTTGGAGCGATTCAACAACGGAGACAACGCCGGACGCTTTTTCACAAACGAGCGTGTCGAGCAAGTGCCTGACGAGGAAGGCAACATTCGCAATGAATACGTCTATGACGTGTACGAGGTGGCCGACTGCCGCGATCCTCACAAGGTGAAGAACAGCATCATCAACGAGGAACACCCCTTCGGTGATGAGTTGAAGATTCTGCGTAAGACCATCCGTAAGATACTCACCGACACGAAGTACAACAGCGAGGCATTTGCCGAGTTCAAGGCTTACAACGAGTTTGCCGAGAGTATCTAAAAATCAAGGGAGGCCGTTTCGCCTCCCCTTTTTTATGGTTTGTCGGAAAAATCGACTTACCATGTTCCTTTATAGTCTGTTTGCCAGTCCGTCGAGAGTGAGACGGTGGTCAGTCCGTTCGATGAAAATAATTACCCTGAGTATTCTGTTGTTCTGTTGATCATTAATGGCGCGTCTGTGATGGCACTTTTCATTTTGCTACAGCTACGAGATCGACGGTAAACCCTGAACGCTGTTTCGCGGGTATTTCGTAATGACGTGATAACGGAATAACGAAAAAATAACAAGCGAAATGGCATATTCCGCAGGAATGATGAATAAGCGCGTGACGGTTGCCAGAAGAGCGACGGACACGCAGAACGATGTAAGGAAGTCAGGACAGCCGAAGTATGAGATACTTGGTACGTTCTGGATGAGTGAGACCTTTAGCAAGGGCGTGAAGGCTCTCCATGAGGGCGCGTTGGATGCCTACGATACCGTCATGTTCCGATGCCGGTACAACAAGGACATCGACCGCTGGTGCCTGTTGCAGTATAACGGTAAATGGTATCAGATCACCTCATTCAACGAGGACTACCACGACAACCAACTTCAGATGACCGCCGTGGAACTGGTAAACCAGCAGGTGAACATCATCGAGCCAACACCCGAACCCACACCAACACCGACTCCTGATCCTGAACCGACGCCGGAACCGTCGGAGGAGTCGGCGGTAAACCCATAACCATGTTTCGCACGAAAGATAAAAGACAGATACAATGGTAATAATCCGAAAGAAAGACATTGCGCGGAGGATGCGCGAGGTGCTGCGGTCGGCACGGGACGCACGGCGGGAGATTACGCTTCAGGCGAAGCGGCCAGACGATAGCTCGTGCCTGGAGGCGAGCGGTGCCATAAGGCTTGTCATCCGCGACTTCCTGCCTGAGTTGCAGGGTAATATGGTGCTGCCTCCTGGGTTGGAGATTGACTACGGCGTGGATTCTGCCGAGGTGTGGCCCGTGAGCATCAACGATGTGGAGATTGAAGAGGAAGACGAGGTGGGCGAACTGACGGAGCAGAGCCTTGGCTTTGCCCAGACGCGGGGTGCTGAACCCGTCCGAACGGGCATCACCGTGGAAGTGTCGAACATGGCTATCGACTCGGCGGGCTTTGACCTGCTGGGCTATATCCGCAAGAAGTTCGGACTTGCTCAACGCCGCTACATCGCCAGCCACCTGTACTCGACGGCTCGCTGGGACGGCAACAATGGCCCGTTCAGCGGTGCGCACGCCTCGCAGTGGAGCATTCCGCAGGGTTCGCTCTACGACTCAATCATGGCGCAGATGACGTTGCTCGAAATGGAGGGCTACGACACCCGCGACGCGGTCATCATCATGGATCATGTGATGGAGGTGCGCCTGAAGGTGACACCCATCCGCGAAGAGGAGGGGCGCATGGTCATCGAGGACGGGCTGTGCTGTGGCTATCCGTACATCGCCAACAAGTATTACAACACCGAACTGGACGAGAACGGCCACTTGGTGCGCAAGGCGACGGATGCGGTGTCAATCGGCATCTTCAAGTGGTTCAAGATTGCCCAGCATGACCAGGCAAGGCTGATAGTCGATGGCGTATCGAAAGAAGTCTCGGAGCGAAACGTGACGAGTATCACCCTGAACACGGCTTGGTCGTTTACCAATCTCTCGGAGAAGGTGAACGGCGGGACGGGTGTGCAGGCTTTCCGCACGCTGATGATGCGCAAGGGCTATCTGCGCGACGTGAATGAAATGGTGTTCCGCACCGCCGACGGCAAGCTGCTGCGTGTAGGACTGAACGATCTCCACATGGTGCTGGTAGACCGTGACGGCAATATCCTACAGTCATCCGACGCGAAGGCATTCCAGGTGAATCTGAATCCGAATGCCACGGTAAACCCCTGACATAGTTTCCACCGATATATAACAAAGTATTCACAATAAAAAGCAACAAAATGAATGCAGAAAAACGAGAAATCAGAACCATTGCGTGCGAGCTGGCCGTTCGAGAAGCTCCACAAGATGCGCAGGGCGAGTCTCGCACCATCGTCGGCAGAGCCATCGTGTTCAATGCTGAAAGCGAGATGCTCGATGACTG